TGCCATATAAACATCAGCCAGTGCATCAACTAACTCATCTTTGCTCAATTTCTGCAGATTGCTCTTTATTATCTCCCTTATTGGATTGTTCATCTTCTGCTTGCTTTAATTCAACATAAGTCCTATGAAAAGCTTCATCACCTATTCTTTTAATAAAAGTTCTAAGCATAGAAGGATATTCGCTTGTATTTATAGTCTTATCGACTACTTTCGCGTAAAGAGCAGCAAGAGCTTTAGGCCCAAATACCTTTTTCTCTTGTAATCTTTCAATGGGGCCTCTTTTGAATTGAACACCTGGATGCTCATTCATAATCTTTGTACGAGTTAGGTCCAAATCCTTAATCAAAGCCTCAATATGCTTTTCAAACTGAGGCATTTGAATAATATCAATAACTTTCAAATCTTCCAGCTTCATTTTTATAAGTTTTAAAACGTTATTTTTCCTTTAATTCCACAGGTTCATCATTCCAAGTTAAGTTTCTACCTATAAGTTTCTACCTATAAGTTTCTTAATTGAGCCTTTAGGTAAAGGTATTTCAGTATCATACAATGTACCTCCATCATTTACTTCATCATACCAAAAATGTAATTCGCCACCTCTTGTAGGTTTATTACTAAATATACCTTCATGCCCATTTTCATGAACTGCTACCCAAGCCATATCATTTATAAGTTTTTAAGTTGTTGTTTATAATACTTTTCTTGCATATCGAAGTGTCTCTTATATATATGCAAATCATGAGCAAAATGGTAATAAGTGCCTATTGGCACACCGAGCTCATCTGCAACTAATTGTTGAAGCTTTGTCCAACAATACTGGTCGTTGCAAAAGCCATAAACCAAATCATTGCTTCGCATAGTTACACACATATCAAGAGTTCCTATTTGAGGCTTAATATCAAATCCGACTGATAACGTACAAGGTGTATCATATTTATAGTCATCTTTTTCTTTACCATCAAATATAGTAAACCAAGCTTGACGAGTATCTTTATTCTCTTTAAGCTGTTCAATGCACTTTGCCAATTGGTGATTGCGAGTCCACTGCCATCCATAATTAGAATTGACAATGTTATCTCCACCATGCATTTTATCCCACATAGGAGCATGCTTTTTAATTTCAGCTACGCTCCTATCTCCAGACATATACCAGGCATATTCGCGCTCTGCATATCGTTCGCTGAATTTACGCCATTCCGTTGTTATAACTCGTTGCTGAGGATTAAGTAAATAAAAACCAACATTGTAAACAGCTTTTGTTCCAACATTAGTATTTACTCCTTGGCCCATAATAAAAGCATATAGGTCTTCAAAAGCCTCAGTAGCATTTTTATAAGCTATATTCATTGTTTACATGCTTCTTTAATTAGTACTTCTACTGCACATAATTGCCCATAATCTAATTTACGCAAATTATTTACACAGTAATCATAAATCTCTTTTAGCTTTTCACAAGCTTTTATTTCTTCGTTATAATGCTCTTCTGAAAGGTATAAGCTATATCTAGTGTTATTAACATGGCTCAGGTCTGATACATAAAACTTATTTTCTGTATAGTGAAGACTGTCTACAGTAATATACTTTGAGCCTATGCTTACTATTTTCGCGTGAAACGGCTTATTCCTGCTATCAGATGGCACTATGTAAACATCTTGGCCTTTTACAAATTTCTTCATACACTATCCTCCTTTTCGTAATCTAATATGAGTATAACTCCATAATCATACCAAAGAAGTTCTTCAAGTTCTTCTTTAGTATGGCAATTGTATTTACACATTTCAGCTTCTAAGTCCATATGATTTTCAATATGAACTTCATCTTCTATATATTTTGCCATATCACTTAACTATTCTATTAGTGCTACTATTATAAACTCTAAACAACAGTTCTTCAGCTTCCTCATTCATGGCATTGCAAATACTTATTGCTTCTTCCATAGATAAGCCTGTAAGTTCTTCGTCGTCATCGTCAAATGCTATTTCGCCAGTAATTACTCTTATTTCAAATGAATTAGCTGATACAAAAGCTTTGGTAGCATCAAGAGCTTGTATACAAATATAGTGTACTGCATCCCAGTATATATAAGACAAAGCGCTTGTATCTTTTAATATATCGATATAAAGCTCTCTCAACTTTTCTGGCTTAAACCATCCATGCTCATCCATTCGCCTATATTCAGCAAGCCATCTACCATACCCGTTTGTGGCCTTAAACCTGTTGGCATAAACAGCCACAAATCTAAGAAATTGGTCTGTATAAATAACTCGTGGAATTTCAACTGTTTTCTTCTTGAGCTGTTTCATGCGCTTAAAGTTTATATATTCTCGCGCGTTCTAGAACGCGCTTATTATTCCATTATTATTCAATCATTCATGTACTTAAAGCACGATATTGCACGCGAGAATAATGTGAAAATCAATCCTTAGTATGACCCAGTAGACCCGAGTGCTCCATCGCCACGCTCGGATGAACAGCTGAAAAGCTCTAACTCAGAAACTTCTTCAAGGCCTTCATACGATACAGGCACAAGAATAAATTGTGCTATTTTCATACCTGGCTTAATGTGGACCTTGGCTTTGCCGACATTAACAACATGTATATGAATTTCACCTTGGTAATCTTCATCTACAATCTTGGCTCCGAGGATAACGATGCTTTCAAATGCTTCTGCTTTCGGTGTTCTACCAGCTCCAAGGCAAGCCCATTTAGAAGTTACAACTCCTGATTTATCAGCTGCCATAAGCATATATCCTTCTGGAATTTCCATCTTAATACCTGATGGTATCAAAACATCAGTTCCTGGATTTACGATAAAGCCTTTGTTACTGCCAAAGTTAGGAACGAAAAAATCAATTCCTGCTGCTTTACCAGTTCCACGAACAGGGGACTTTACATTTCTTATTTTTGCAAATTTCATGGTTACATTATTTCAATGAGTTCCTTAGCTGCTGTTTCTACAGCTCTAGCAAGTCTATGTTCAACTTCTGGACTTATAAGGCTGTAAACTCCTTCTTTTTCAAAAGCATCAGCCATGATAGCTCCAATTTTTGAAAGCTTAGGATTAGAAGCGTTAATGCCATGCTTATCCATAAGTTCTTTGTTGTACTCATACTTAATACCTCTGCCATTTTCTACAGGAACGAGCTTAGCTATTTCTGCATGAGTATTTGACTTTCTGCTCGTAGGAACAGTGATAACAATCTCCTGATTGGTTGTCATGCACATATCTGTGCACATTTCCATTACTTCATTGAAGTTGCGTTTAAACTCTCTTGGAGTTACTGAAATTAAACTTTTCATAATGATGCCAAATTAGCAATTAAGTTCAACATATATGTTTTGTCTTTATCTCTTCTGAGCTTCATCTTATCTTTTAAGGCGAGAGCTACTAGCTGAACACCTATAAAATGATGTTTTGCATGAGACTCGTCAATTATATCCAATACTACCTCTTTGGATATAATCTCATCATAACTTTCGGTCTTGTCAATGATAGCATTTATCTTGATTCCACCAATTACAAATGAGTAACACTTGCCTTCTTCATAGTTTTCATTCTCAAGGCCAGACAGGAATTGAAGTTCTTTTAACTTTGCTTCCTGCTCTTCTTTCAGATGAAACACCTTTATATCTATATCCTGTGGATTAGACGGAACTCCGAGCATAGCCAGAGCAGTTGTACCTGTTACCATATACTCAATTCTATTTGCATTGCAAAAGTCATTGAGTTTAAAGAGTATTTCTTTCATGTTGATAACTTTTATAATTTTTTGTTGTAAGAAAATATTTGTTTGTTGAAAAGGCATAAAGTTTTTGTTTTTATGAAAGTTCTACCTTCAGTACCTACGGCAGCTGTCGGCTTATAAGATACTTTTACTTTTATAGGTAATTTCGATGCACTAATTCGCAGCCAGTATCGTTCTTTATGTAGCGAACTACAACACTCAAAATCTGGAGTGCATTCATCTCTAAATGGATTATGACACGCAATACCTATTTTGCAAAGTAATAGCTGTATAATGCATGAAAATGGATATTGATATAACTTTTTCATATCTGGTTAAAATAAATCGTTGTCACTTTCAATTGGTTTTACAGTCTTTACGTCTCCTGGTTTACGCTTTAATACCCAAAGAGTATTGCGTGAAGCATCCGGGAACATAGGAGCCATGATATTGGCAATGAGGTTTGAATCATAATACTCTTTAAGAGCATCAAACATTTTCTGCTGCCAATCATTCATCAGTGGCTTATAGTCTTTAGCCGAAGCAAATGTACCGAACTTCTTTACTATGTTGAAATGTTTCAGCAATATGCCTTCAAGCTCCCAGTGGTCAAACTCTTGTACATCGACTCCGCGGCCATCGCCTGAGTCATAAGTATGATTACCAGCTGCTCCTACAGATGGGTCATAGTTTGGAGTTGAAAGGTAATAAGTAGCATTATTATTGCCACAAGCCTTGAAGTTCTCCAGAAATGCATCTGCATTCTGTTTGCCAACATGCTCGAGCACTTCAAATGCACAAACCTTATCAGCATTAAATTGGCTAAAATCCATATAATTTTTAACAAGGTCTGCTACATAAAAATGAGCCCAAGGTACATCTGCATACTTTTCAGCAGCTTGTTGAATTGTTTTTTCGCGAATATCAATACCAATATACTCTTTCTGCTTAAATTTGTTTCGGTATAACACCTCAAGTAAATTAGCAGTCCCGCAACCAAAATCAACGATAGATTCACCTATCTTGGCTTCTTTCAAAATGTGAGTCCAACGCAAATAATGCGCAAATTGGTCTCTGTGGAATACATGACGCTCAAACGCCTGGTCTGGTCTGAGGTCTGTTGTGTTATAAACTTTTGCCATAATTATTTTTAATTTTATCTCTAAGTTCTTTATTATTTTTTTGATAGTTTGTTAATAGTCGACACAATGGCGGCAAATAATAAAGCCATATATACTAACAGTAGTAGCCCTTGTATACATTCACTATGCACATACATCATAATAAATATAGGCGAAATCATTACACATGCTATCACTATTGCTATAGGTGCAAGGCATAAACCTATTAAAAAATTTTTAATAAACTGCTTCATGATTATTTGTCATTAAAAATTTCTTTATGTTCTTCTAAGTAGTCATTCATAGAGCCCATATAAGCAATCGCATCAAGAAGATTATCCTCTTTGTGCGCATAAGCCTCACGTGATAACTTAAGAGCTATCATAGCTCTATACATACCAACAGTTGTTATTTGCTGGTCTTTAGGCGACATCAAATTATAGAGAGCTGCTGCTCTTTTCATTGATGCCTGAAACGGCCCGTATTGACGCTCTTTTTCCTCTGAGCGCTCATTTACGATTTGGTCTGCTTTTTTCAAAATGTTACTCATTGCTTAAAATTATTTATTATTTTGTCTTTTAAATCTGGATTATCCTCAAGCATTTCTACAAAGAGGTCTGCCGCAACGTTTATACTAAACTGCCTCATATCATCATTTTCTTCATATCGCTTAAGGAAAAATAATATTTCTTTAAGCATTGCATTATTCTCTCTTAGCAGTTTAAGTATCTCGCCCATTACAGCATTGATTTTAGTTCTGCTTTTAATCTTTTTGCATCAGCACCTCTAAATGTTTGTGCATTTGCCAAGAAGTATCTAACAATATCTCCTGCAGTATCATAAAAATACATAGCATTCGGGTCTGAAGTGTCAAGTGTTAACATTGCCTCTAAATAAGGCACCGCACCAAAATATACATTAAGCCATGTTGACTTTATATCTTTGGCTATTTGCTGAAAGGTTCTTTTCTTGTCCATTTTATTATCTTTATTTAGATATGCGAATATACTAATTTTCTCCGAGAATAGAAAATTTTTTCATTATAAAATGCACTCACTTAACACTTCTTAACTTGGCCAGATTTTATTGCTCTTCTGGATATTCTATTTGCAGTAATTCTTTGCAAAATTGAATAACTTGCTCATAGTTATTATACACAGTTTGAGTAATAATTCTCCGCTGAAGTATTGTTAGCTTATTTTTAATAATAAACTTATTTATGTTAAGAGAGAGAGTTTTATCATTGCATCTTCTTTTATCTCCTAACTGAATAGCTAACTGAGCATAATGAATACATTTCTTTATATCCTGCACTCCATTTTTAGCTCTATACCTGCTAATATATTTTATAATGCATCCTTGTATAAAAGAGCATCTTAAAGCAGTTATAAGCTCTATTGGTTGCATAGCCATATCTTTATAATGGTTACCACCTATTTGTACATCTGTTGCTTTCATATTTCTACTTTTGTATAATTACTAAAATCACAATAAAGATATTTAGGAATAGGAGTTATATCATCATTTATATATTTACATGTAGTTGACCATGTATTTTTCATAACTACCTCATATATTACATTGCGATAACAGAATATATCTCCAACCTTTAACCTTGATATTTTAATATACTTTTCGCGCATGATTATTAGCTATAAATCCGTTTGCTACTCTCAGTTCATCCATAAACATAACAGAATTGTAATGTTTAGGAAATTCTTTTATCACCTTAAAACTTGCTGTTTTGTCTTTCACAAAGCTATTATCGCCTACAGGCTCTACATACCCAAGTTTTACAAACTTATAAAGATATGCAGTTTCTGAGTTTCTACCTGGTTCTTTACCAAGCAGAATTTCTTTTGAACTTACTACTTTGCCAACATTATCGTTAACAAATTTTACCATTTCCGGAAATACCGGAGCTTGTTTTCCATTACGTCCCATATTACATAAATTTTTTATATTTGTCAATTTTTGCTTTTATGCTATCCATTAAGGCATTTTGCTTTTTATCTTTTGCTTTAAGTGCTCTGATTACATCTTCATCATGAGTGCCTTGCAATATCAAATGATTTATAACAACATGATTTTGCTGTCCTTGTCGATATAATCGAGCATTAAACTGCTGATATAATTCAAGACTCCATGTTTGCCCAAACCAAACTATTATACTGCCTCCTGCTTGAAGATTAAGCCCATGACCTGCTGATGCTGGATGCGCCAACATAACTTGTATTTTGCCTGCATTCCAGTCTTCAATATCTTTATTGTTTTTAAGCTCTCTTGGCTTATATTTTTTAAGATACTCAACAATTCTATCTCTATCAAACTGATAAGTCCATGCTACAAGCACAGATTGGCCATTTGCATCTTCGATTATCTCCTTAAGAGCTTCAAGCTTAATATCATGAATTGGAAACACATTTCTTTCTTCATCATATATAGCTCCATTAGCAAATTGAAGTAATTTATTTGAAAGGGCAGCAGCATTGACTACATTTACTTCTACCGGCTTTTCAACAAATACTGAATTGCCATTTTCGTCTTCTTGCTCAACAGTTTCAGTAGCACTTATTAAGTCAAGCACTTTATTCTTTTCAAAGTCATCATATTGCTTCTTTAGAGCTTCAGGCATTCTAAGCTTTATATAGTTATCTGTCCTAAATGGCATTTCAAGATAATCATCGGCTTTCATGCTTATGCAAATATCCTCTATTTTCTTATGTATTAGATATTCTGAGTCACTCATCAAATCGTATGAATATACGACATGACCATTTGTTTGACCTGGCCGAAAATACCTTTCTCTATATCTAGATATTGTCTTTTCAAGGCGCTCGCCTCTATCCATAAGATATATTTGAGGCCACAAATCAATAAGTCCATTTGGAGCAGGTGTACCAGTTAGTCCTACTAGCCTTTTAAGATAAGGTCTTGCGCCGCGTAATGCCTTAAAACGCTCTGATTTATAAGACTTAAAACTGCTAAGTTCATCAACTACTACCATATCAAAAGGTAATTTGCCTCCACCATATAAAGCACAAAGCCATGCAACATTATCTCTTGATATGATATAAATATCAGCTTTTGTTTCCATAACAGCTGCTATTCGCTGTTTAGCAGTACCTATAATCTTAGAAAAGCGCAAATGCTTTAAGTGGTCCCATTTCTCTGCTTCTTCTTGCCAAACTGACTCAGCTACTCGCTTTGGTGCTATGACTAACACCGAGTTAATCTCAAGATAGTCAAACATCAAATAGTTTACAGCCGTCAGTGTTGATACTGTCTTACCTAAACCGAGGTCAAGAAATACTCCACAATAAGGATGTGTAAGTATAAATTCTACCGTGGCTCTTTGGTAGCCGTGTAAATCTTTTTCTGTTAGCATGTTATGAAAATCTTCCGTTCTTACAATGAAGCTTTGCATGCTCAGCTTGCGAGCTTAAAACTTCTAAATTATCTACTAAGTTATTTCTTGTATTACCATCTTTATGATGAACGACTTCACCTTTCTTTAATGGTCTTCCAACTACTTCTTCGGCTAATATCCTATGTGCGTGAGTTCCAAATATCTTTGGATAACTATGCTCTTTGCCTGTATTATTCCTAAGATGACCTTCTCTAACAGCGAGTCTATTCCAAAAGTTATCCATTCTAGTTGGATTGAGGTCTTCATTCATCTTTGTCATTTTGGTACTCAGATGCTCTTTTGCGCAGGCTCTACTACAAAAGAAATGTGTAATGCCTGGCTTTATCATGCTTTTATATCGTATAAACTGCTTACCGCACTTTTCACAAGTAAGCATTATTTTTTCGCCTCTTGCCATATAATGCTATCTACAAAGTTTATTACGCTTTCTACTGTATCTATTACTTCAACTCTAAAGCCCAAAGCTCTAAGCTTATTGTGCATATATGCCTGTATGCGCTTAGGCTTTCGTCCAGTTGTTTTTAATTCCACAAAAACTATTTTATGGCCCGGAAATAAGCACATTCTATCTGGTAAGCCTATAAGTTGGTCACACAGCAGTTTTATGCACATACCACCATTTAATTTGACTAGTTCTACTAGCTTTCGCTCTATAACTTTCTCACTAGTTATTTCCATACCTTTTCATATAAATATCATATTCTATTGTATCGATATTAAAAATTACTTTAATAACCTTAAAATATTGGCCTGAGAATTTAACTAATATATCTATTTTTGGTATGCTTTCTATATTCTTTGAGCATAACAACGTTGCTTCTTTTATACTCTGACCTGAAAGTTGTTTATAAAAATTTGCTATCATAATAATCTTATATCATTAGCGTTAATAAAATGCCATTCATCGTCCATGCCTTCAAGTAATAATCCAGCACACAATACCATTTGAAAATGATTATAGCAAAGTTTAATACCGTCAATTTCAAACGGGTAATTTTTCTTATCTTTCTTGCTTATAAGCCTATGGCATATAGCGCAATTACACTTAAAGTCAATCATAATAAACTATCTTTACGTTTATAGTATTTCTGTTTACCGTATAAAGGAAAGTTCTTAGTGGATGCTATAGCTTCCCATTCAGGCAATGACCTAAGAATTTCATTAACCTCTCTGGTATTATATCTTGACATTTCTGTCTTATCTTTGCCAAGGCACTCACACCATACTTCAGCAATGCAGACAAAGTCTTTTTGTACTGTACCGTTTTTAGACAATGGGTCTTCAAGCCAACGCCTTCTGTCATACAGGTCCATTTTGTCCCAGTCATCTGGAAATTTAGTATTAAGATATTCTTCAATAATGCCTTTTCGCTCATCTGCTTCTGAGTGTTTATGTTGCTCAATCTTAGCAATTATATCTTCATCACCAACAAGATATAAAGGCTCTTTTGCCAAATATAGTTGATATGCTTCAGCCCATATTTGATTTACTTCATCTTGTGTAAGGTTATCATTTACAGACTTTGTGGCATATTCTGGCCTTACGTCTATAGGCATAAATCGTCTATTTCCTGTCGGGTCACGTAAGAAATCTTTGTTGTTAGTAGTACCAAAAAATACGCATTGGCGCTTATA